AGATGCCATTCGGCAAAAGAAAGTCGGGGATGTAGTTGCATTCAAGAACGTATGCGAGTTTGCGTGATTCGTATTCGTATTTAACTTTCAAGCTGGAGAGAAGGTCAGCAACCTTACCCTCCAAGCCTGATCTATACATCAGTCATTCAATTGTTTTTCGACGATCTCTTCAACGATCTCCGATACAGCACGGCGCATCTCATACTTGAAGTCCGAGCGATCCGCCTTATAGCGGGTAACCGTGATCTCAGGCAGCTTGACACACAGGGTGCCTTCGTAGAGTCCAAGCTCTTCGTTCTTAACGCAATCAAAGGTAATCATCAGAAGTCGTCGTCGGTGGTTTCGTCGTTGGAAGTAATGTTCGGGTCACCAGCTTTGAAGCCAGCGGTTTTACCGAACAGCTCGGCAACATCAGTTTCATTCATGTCACCAGTGTCAACACCAGCAGAGGTGTTAAGGGCGATCACCTGGACACCCACCAGCTTGAGGCTAGTGCCGTAGGTCACACCGTCCTTGAGGATGTAGGGTTTCTGGTGAAATGCCAGCTTAACCTTAGAGCCACCATACAGCGGCGTATCCTCGTTAGTGATCAACGTGCCCTCGCTATCAACAACAGGGGGACGAGTCTCATCGTTCCAGCTGAACTTAACTTGATACTTACCTTCGCTCACCTCTTCCCAAGGCTCAGGCTTGAGAGTAGAACGCTTAGGATTCTTAAGCTTACCTTCTGCCCACTTAAGGACTTCAGTGCGCTCATCTTCGAGAGTGTCAACAGTTGCCTGATCAACAAGAGCAGACAGTTTGTAGCCGAACTTACCCGGCTTCAGTACAGCTTGATAACCTTCAAGGACAACAGGCTGTTCGGTTTTGTGGATGGTGCGGGTCATTAAATGTTGGGGGAGTAAATCATGGATATACCTCCGGTATAACCACGTTGGGTATGGACAGCAGCTAGCTGAAAGCCAGACTGCGGGAAAACTTTAGGTGTCGGTATGCAATAAAATTCTTTGATTGCAAACCCTGCATCACGCATATCTTTTATGCGTCGTTTTGTGGTGTAATGATTGATAGATGTCAGATACACTATGTTATCTGCTAACTTCATACCGTGACTTAAAAACTCACGCATCTTAGACCAAGGAGGATTACTAATAATCCAATCTACAGGCGTGGTCCAGTCAAGGAAATCAGAACCTAACTCTAATTCGCACCAAAGACAGTCTTGGATTTGATCAGAAAAAGCTCCGTCACCTTTGCATGGATCAAGTATTACCCCAGTTGGATTGTAATGCTCAATAATCTCACGTGCTAGTTCTCTAGGCGTGTAAACTATATCTCTGTCTGGAGTATTTTTGTTGGGGTTTAATTGCATTAAAAAATTTAAGTGCGTTGGTTTTACTAAAGCTGCAGTTTTTACTTGAACAATGGTCAAGTAACTGCAAACCTTCTATGAAAGCCACACGAACTTTTGGAAATTCCGTGATGTCAGCTAAGACATACAGTAGGTGATTATCAAGAATATGTGATACCACTTGATCGTGGTCAACCTTTCGACCAGCACCAATCATTGAAGATGGGCAGAATTTAAGACCGTTATTAGTGATCTGTTTCTTCTCTATCTTACGGTCATGCCAAGTGAAGTCATAACCTTTTTGATCTACAAAAACCAGATCATCAAAGGTCTGTTCTAAATGCCGTGATAAAGGCTCACAACAAAACCTACCATCTCTAAACATGTCATAGAGAAACTCTGGGTTTAGATTACCAAAGGAGATAGTCCCTGTAAAATCAAACTCATACGGATGATTCAGCCGAAGTTTCATCAACAGAAAAAGTAAGTGGATTCGATGACCGACTCAGGCTCAAGGTCACCTACTATCGGTGGTGCAGTCTCCGCACCTATTTGAGATGCGAAGTCATTTAGGTAGTCATGCTCTGCGAACAGGTGCATGTATGTCTCACGCACAAGCGTGGACAATGTGGACATGTCCGTGGCTCTGCATAACACAGAGTCATGGATCAATGCGATGGGGGCGTCAAACCTCAACGCAGATAGATGAAGCAGTGAAGCATCAAGGCTGTGAATCAGATTCGGTGCCGTTGCGTTTTTGTGATGGAGCAAGTCAACCTTGTCTGAATCACCGACAGCTACACGTAAGTTACACGTGCCCAGCAGTTGTAACTCAATGCGCTGTATCTCCGGTTTCATCAGCCGTTGTGTAACGACAAACCCAGAGGGTGTAGTCCATGTCAGCTCAGTAGCACCGCCTTTGATGGCTTCTGCTACCTCGCTCTCGATCCATGTCATGACAGCCATAGGACCAGGAACGACTACATTCATAGCGTCCCTGACTGCTTTGACTGTAGCTGTGAGATCGTCTTTCCCAATCTCTACCCCTTTATCCTTCAACGCTTCGCGGATGTAACCGCGGTTGCTATAAGGCTTAGCATTGTAAGGCACGGTCATTACTACACGCTTGACCGTTTTTCTATCCATGTAAGGACGAATAGATGCAGGACAGTTAGGTGTAGCAGTTTCTGCAACGACCTTGTAAGCGTCCTGAGGTTTATCGGACGGAAGAACGTTAACAAGTCGTGCAGTTGATGCATCACAGGCGAGACCTGCAAGGATCTGAAGACCACTGCATGTAGCATCTGTAGCTACCATCAGTGAAGTGTGTGAACGATCACATGCAATCACACAATGATAATACTCTTCACACGCTGCAAGAAACTGCCAAGGTTCATCGACACCCTCCCATTCATGAAGGTTTCCGATTGGATCTTGAGCTATGATTGTGACAAGTTGATGATTGTCCAGCGTCCATGCTAATCTCTCAGCCATGGTCGCTTTATCTAGACCATACGTTGTAGCTACCTGGAAAGCTAACCAATCACAGGCGTATTCATCTACAAACGCTTCATCATGAAACTTGAGCAAAGACTTACCGAAGTCTGTATCTTGCGGTGTAAGGAAAGCAGGAATAGGATAAGCACGACCCCTGTAATCAAACGACCACGGGATGTAGAACTTATCTCTATCTTTGAACACATTCACTGCGTTCATTGTCATCCTTGTTCTACAAGAACGTTGAAACGCTTGTGCATTGATGTTCATTACCTCTGCTGCTCTCCGCCTGTAGTCCTTTCGAGAATCTTTGTTCTCTGCTATGTCTACTGGCTTAGGCGGTAGGGGCATCTCAATGATAGGGACAAACTTACCTACCTCAATCTGCCTACGTTCTAACTCCTCCGCTACCTCTACGATAAACGGGTTAATACGGTAGGCAACCTTCTGAATCTTGTTCAGAAACTTGATAGGTGTTTCTCCCTGTATAAGTGACGGACCTCCCCGGCGCACCATGTCGTGACCGCGCATCACCTCGTTAAGTAGGTAACCACCTGGGGTCGTGATGCTCCAATCATTAGGAGGGATGAGCATAGGCCAGGTCATAGGACTAAACAGCTCAGCCGTGTGAACCACATCGTCCTTGATCTCCAGAAACTCAGGAGTAGGAACAACGTACTGGTGTGTCTTGCGTCCGTCCCTGCGTATGTCACGCATGAACCAGTTAGATGCAGAGCACACGCAATCAAGTAGCCAACCGCCTAGCTTGACACGGTTAGCTTTGCCCCATGCTTGCCAGTGTTGTACATCATAACGGTTCATCAAGGTAGAGATAACCTTGACCTTTTGATGTGTGCCTATTGACTTGTGCCAATAGTTATCCTTGAGAGTTTGCAGTAACCCAGGCACAGTGCGTTCATAGTGACGCATCATGCACTCATTTTCAAGTGCTGTGCCGATCGCATCAGCTACATTCTGCACTTTGGATGCAGATGGAGTGACAGAGAATACCTTGTCAAAGGTTACCTTACTGGCGATAGCTGCTGCTACCTCAGGCTCTACATCTGCAAGGTAATGTCTGATCTCACGGAATGCGACACCTACGCAGCCAGAGTTGATCCGGCGTTCAGCTGTAGAAAGGATTCGATTAACTACAAGGGGGATCAGTGTTTGAATAGACGCTACACCATAGACAGAGGCACTGGCGTAGTCCTTCTCTTCTAATCGTTGTGTGTTGTCGCGCAGTTGCTTGAGTCCTTGCCGAATCTGTTCGCGCTCAAGTTCGACTTGCTCAGAAATCTGTGCGGGTGTTGCCATAGGCTATTCAAGGATGGTGGTGTATTCGTCAAGGATAGAATCGCAACGCTGCTCATACATAAGTTGCAGCAACTCATCACGATGTGGGTGCACTTTGATCTCAGCAATCAGCTGTTCAGTGCGTCGTTGAAGGGTGGTTTCAGTCATCGTTAAGTTCGTCGTCAAATGGACCCATGATCAGGTGATGAATAGACTCATGATTGCACACTGTAAACTCAATGTGCGGAGTCTTCATCAGTTTGCGTACCTTTTCTTGAGCTGCGTGTTCACGCTGGTACACATGCTCTTTAACTTTACCTGATTGCTTGTCATGCACACGGATGATGCACGAGACAGAACCAGGCAGCTCCCAACCAGCTACTTTCCAGTCCATCACCTCCTCAAACGAGTGTTGTTGAAACAACTCATCGGGTGCGTCTTTGAACTCTTGCCAGTTGTTGGGGAAGTATTCACGTTTACCACTCATCAGCTTGCCTCACATTTACAAGTTCATCATCACGTTCATGGGACAATTCTAGAGCCATCCATGCAGCTGACTCAGAATCGGGCGCTAATAGATGCATAGTGCCTGAACTAAGGGTGACTTCATACAGTTTTGGCTTGTGAT